AACTGCACTACCAAAGAAGTTGTATGAGAATGGTGTAGGTAAGGACAATACTTATCTTGACTATAGCTATGAGAACCTGAAAGCAAAATTTGGTGTAACTGTAGATAGATTCTATCACCAATTAAAGACAAGGGTTAGTCAAACAGATGCTGACTCAAATGTACACATATTTGCTGACTATTGTGAAGATGCAATAAATGTGAGAGTAAATCCTGATGGAAGTTCCACATATAGAACCTATAAATTCAATGATACAGTAATCAATAGTGAAGCAGATTATCTGTGGGGTAGTAATGCTGGTCAAACTACTTTACTTCCATTCTCAAAAGCATCATTGAAAGTAGGCAAGGCAACATTAGCAGATAGTGCTACAACTGCAACAACTGCAATTAATGCCACTTATGCGACAAGTGCTGGAAGTACACCTTATGCTAACAATGCAATAACTGCTGATACTGCTGATACTGCAACAGTGGCTAATAGTTTGAGTATATTAAAGAAAGATAAAGTAACAAGTTCTTTTGGCACAGGTGCATCAAAATACTTCTTAATTACACACAATAACGGCAGCTCAAATTATGTGTTTAATGCAATTGTTGAAGAATCAGTTGCATCATCAAATATTTACACTACATTTTTAAGAAATAGACTAGCTAACACAATTGAAGTTTGGGTTCGTGGTACAGATGGACTTGATTTCATAGATGATGCTTTGGTAATTCATTGGATATTAATAGGTAATAATTAATAGATATGGAACAATTACTTAATCACTTTGTAAACTTTATAAATAGTTTACCTTTATGGCTACAAGTAATAGCTGTATTTGGTTTTATTCCAGTTGCTTATGTATTATTTAATTTAGTAACTAAGAAGGACTTTAGGGATGATATGGTTGAGATGATAATTAAGAAGTCACATAGGAGAACAATAAAGGAAGTATTTGGACACCCAATATTTGGTGGATTGGACAGATATAAATCCTTAGTACAGAAAGTGAACTGTGATAATACAAAGAAGTCCTACATCATCTCCTATCTAAATGTACGGTTTGAATCATTCTATAGTAAGTTGAATAAGTTTGTGAATGACGCTCTTATAAATGAAGATAATCTCAATGAGAAGAGTAGGAGTTATATAGATGAGGTAAATGCTGATACTGAGCAACTAATAAAGACTAGGTACAGGAGCCTTATGGATTCAAAGCTATATAGTGATGATAATGTGGAAGAAGTATTCAATCTGATTAATCTGGCTTATAAGGACATAGATAGTTCTAATATCCTTTTCCTGACAACAGTAATCAATACCCTCAACAATAATCACATAGCCTACAATGAGAGGTTGTACATATTCCTCAACATACTAAACGTCTATTTTGATGTAAATGCAATAGATGTTCCAGATGTGGCTAGTAAGATAAATGGTCAGTTAGATAAACTATTGTCCAAAGCAACAAATACCCATAAGAAGTAGTGAGAAACCTATACAGATTCTGTCTATGCTTACTCATACTGTCTAGGGCAGCATTGAATATAGCTATTGCAATGATAGTTGCAAGTGCTGCCTATGGTATAGTGAAGATTATAGAAGGTTTACTCAATCATAGCAAAAGTATGAACTAAAAATAGTTCAGGTGTGAACTAAAAAAGGTTCAAAACGTAGAAGTATTGAAGTCAGAATTCAATAACTTTGATACAAATCTTTGAGAAAAATATATTGCGAGGTAGAGCAGTGGTAGCTCAGTAGCCTCATAAGCTAAAGGTCGGAGGTTCGAATCCTCCCTTCGCTACAAAGTCAATAGAATCTGCAAGAAAAGTTATGTTTCAACTCTCCAGAATGAAGTTATCCTACTTCAAAAGACTCAAACTTATTCATAGAAAAGAACCAAGATGGTTATAGAGGCACCACTCCGAATAGGTTTGGTGCTTTTTATTGCGTAGACACTACGTCATACACAAAATCCTACTAAAAAAACCTCCATTTTCAGTAGTCCTATACCTAAATAGATATTATTAACAATAAATTGACAATAAATTAACATTAATTAACAATATATTAATCAAATGGGCTATTAAGGTACTGCATTACTTAAATGTAACTACTTGATAATCAGCAATATGGCTATAATATGGTGATTTTGAGGGTATATTATCTTATAAAGGTATAGAAAGGATGAATATGGGTCAATAAGGGTCAATAAGGGTCAATAAGGGTCAATAAGGGTCAATAAGGGGTGATAATGGGTGATATAATTGAAGTGGTTAAGGGATTGAAGGGGTTGATTTGGTGGATTCAGAAAAATGTCGTATATTAGAGTAGTTCGAGAAACAATCGGAAAAAAAGTTCAAATATTTTCAGAAAAAATGAAACATTCACCAGACCAATTTCGTATAATAGTCAGAGTTCGGATTTTACCGAGCTTTTTTTAGAATCAGTTTGGGGCAGAATTTCTGAAAAAGTCCTTATAAACATAGATATTTTGCCCTGAGTGTTTTGTCCTCATAATGAAGTAGTAACAACAAAAACAACAAAAACAACAAAGAACAATGGAAACAAGAGTATTGAAATTTGAAGCGGAGTATGCAAGTGAGGTATTGGATATAATACCATTTGGATACATTAATAAGAAGGTTTGTGGTGTAGGTCTTACATCAGTTGCCTTAGAGAACGATGTACACACAATAGTAGCTGTACCATCAGTAGAATTGATAAGGAATAAGGTTGCACAGTACCCAAATGATAGAAGTCAGAAGACTGTATTCGGAGTATATGGTGGCGTAAGTGTAGAAGATGTGAATGATTATGTTGCAAGTACAGATGTGATAAAGATAATGTGTACCTATGATAGCTTATGGAAAGTTCAATATCTATTAGATAGCTGTCATTTGATTATAGATGAGAGCAATAAGTTATTGAGTAGTTCAGCTTTGAAGTCTTCAAGTAAAGGTAGTTCAAAGGGTGTAGATGTAACTACAAGAGTATTTGATATTGCTGAGAAGTTTAAGGATACTGTTACATTTATATCAGCAACACCAACACCATTGGAGTATATGCCTAAGTGGGTAAGTGAGATTGAGCAGATTGATATGGAATGGGGTAACACAATAAAAGCAAAGCCCATTTTAGTTGAGAGAACATATCCCTACAAAGCATTAGTTGTTGAGGTTCTAAGACCACTTAATATGATGGATTCAATAACAATGGGTAATGTTGAAATAAAGAAGGTTATTGTGTTTATGAACAGTGTTGAATCAATAGTGAAGTCCATAAATGAAGCACAGTTGAAGAAAGAAGATGTTGCTATAATAGCTGGTGATAGTGTAGAAAATGATGTGAAGATAAAAGGATACAACAGACTATCTAATCCAAACAAACTACCAAAATATACATTCGTAACATCAAGTGGTTTTGAAGGTATTGATTTGAGTGATAAAGAGGCTATAAGTATTGTTGTAAGCAATACATCAAAGAGCTATCAGATGATTGATATATTGACAGACTTGAAACAGGCTATATCAAGACAGAGAGATAAGAAGAATCCAAACTATGATAAGTTTGTGTACATCTATAGTCAATCAATATTCTCAAAGAGTAAAGAAGAGTTACTTAAAGAACTAGATGATAGATATGAGAGCCTAAGTCAAGCAATATACCTTTGGGAAGTAGCTAAGAGAGATGGAAAGAGAAGTGGATTCAGCTACACTGAAACAAATAAGGACTTCATAACCTACACAAACTATGATGAAGTAAATGAAACATATACATTGAATACAAATTTATTTCAATCAGATAAATACTTCATACTTACAGTTAGAGAGCAATACAGTAAGGGTTTTGATTTGAAGGGTGGATATACTGAATATGATGTTATAGAATCTCCAGAAGTTATAGCAGCTATTACATACGAAGAAATGGTTGAGATGTATAAATCTAACAAAGAAAGTATTGAAGACTATTCATACAAAGTTGAATACTACTCAAATGAATATAAGAGAGTATTCCTTACGGTAAGAAATAGATTCATTGAAGGAGAACAATATAGTGTTGCAGAAGTAAAAGATAAACTTCAAGTAGTATATAAAGAGTTCGGATTAAGTAGGAAAGCAAAATCAACAGACTTGCAAGAATTTATGGTAGTAAAAGAAACAAAATCAAATGGAAATAGATTCGTAACAGTAGTAACAAAAGACAAAACAATAAAATAATGACAACAGAAACAATAACAAAGGAAGCAATAGACAATAGTACTGTTGCACTAAGGTTCAATGATGGAAAGATTGACTACACAATGCTAGACTTTGATGCACTTAAAGAAGCTGCTAAAGTAATGATGAAGGGTGCAAAGAAGTATTCAAAAGACAACTGGAAGAAGCCCTGCCCTGATAAGAGTGTTCACCTACAAAGTGCAATGAGACACCTTATAGACATCATCAATGGGAATGAATTTGATGTAGAGAGTGGTGAACTAAATGCTGCACATCTTATCTGTAATGCAATGATGTATATCCACCACCTAAAGAAAGAACAGATGGTGTCACAAAAATAGTAAAAGATTGTGACAGGGACTACTGCCTATTGGTTGTAGTCCTTTCTGTTTAGGGTACATTCAATCCTACAGAAGTAGATAAACTGTCCTAGAATTACTGATTTTCTCCATTATAAAAAGGTGAAAAAAGGACAGATAATATAAGATACTGACAATAGGATTCTAAAGGCAATGAGTGACAAATAGGTATATAATAATTATTATATAGACCAAATTATAGGGATTGATTTTGTAGTCTGATAAATTTGTCGTATATTGTATTTATTTGAAACCAAACAAAGACAAACGGAACTAATAAAAACGGAACTAATAAAAACTAAACACAAAAAGATATGGGAAAGCACAGAAGCACAATGGCAGTGGTTGAGCTAACAGAAGACCAAAAGACTGCATTTATCCACCTATCAGAAAGAAGAGTAAGGATGGTATCCTACTTACTATCAATAGGACATAAGCAATTGGATGTAGAGGAGGTTATAGATGATGCAATAGACTTCATTGTGTATCATATAGATAGATTTGATGGTACTAAGAAGACATTGCAGAGCTACTGTATAATGAAGATAAAGCAACGGTTGATAGATTTACACAGAAAGAAACTAGTTAGAAGGAAGTATGATTCAGAGTATAAGTATAGTGCTGAGAGAGTCACTAGTGATGAGTGAGATGAATAAAAAGCAGGTGTGATTTGGAGATTGGAATAAGATGTATTATATTATTATTCAGATATGAATAAAATTAGAAACAGTTAGAAACAGTTAGAAACAGTTATGTAATAAGAATAGGTTCAAAAGAACCAGAATAGGTTCAAAAGAACCAAACAAAGTAAACAAACAACAACGGTCTGGCAACAGACACAACAAGACAAAAATGAAAATAGAAGAAACAATTGGGACAGATGGTGGATTGAAGGCACCATCAAAGAAAGATTCAAAAGAATCAATACAGAGTGCATCAGAGCTAAAGACCTATGAAGATAGGGGAACACAAATACTTAGAGAGTTATTTGGTGATAAGTTCAAGAAGACTAGAGATTATAGTTCGGCTGATGGAATTTATGAGGATAATAGGAATGTAATTATCAGTGAAATAAAGACCAGAAACTATAAGTCAACAGCATTTGCAAGTGATGGAGTAATGCTTGAACAAAAGAAGCTAGAAGGTCTATTGCAGTATAAGGCTAATGTTGAAGCCAGAAACAGAGAGAAAGGTGTAGAGAAGAGAGTACTTATTTTGTATGTGATGTACTTTGAGTTAGATGGAAGACTATTGGTATTTGATTTGATGAACATAGACTTCAATAAGGTTGAATACAAAAGTATGGTTCTAAATAGAACAACAGCTAATGGTTGTAGTGGTTATGGTGGACTAACTAATAAGAAAGTGTTCTTGCTTCCATATAGTTCATCAACTAGGAATACAACATTAGAAGAAGTTAGAATGAAGAGAGAACAGACAACAGCCAACAGCCAACAGCCAAACAAACAATAATACAAACAACCAATGGGACACATAAACAAAATGGATACGATAAGAATTGAAGGAATGTCTTTGTATATTAATGGTAGAGAGTTTTCCCTACCATTAATTAAGGACTTCATATATGACAATAAGAATGGTGAATGTATAGAAATATCATTCAATCATTCAAACTCAAACTTTAAGTGTTTAGTTGAGTATAATGATGCTAATAGCTTTATTTGTAGTAGCATATTTCTAACACTGAAACAGAAGACAATATTCAGAATGTATAGAGGTGATAGAAAATTCATTAGCACATCATTAGAGAGTGACACAATGAAGATGAATAAGTTGGGATATGAATTACAGTCACAGAATTATAAGTATGGTTCTAATGCGTGGGGACTGTTTCTACTTGCAGCATTACTTATGTTTGTATTTGGAATAGGATTGATATTGCTCATAGTATTGTTGACACATAAGCCAAAAGATACACTTACAGCATCATTCAAGCTATCAGAAGAATCACACAATAAAGTATGTCCAAAGTGTGCAGAAAGTATTAAAGTAGAAGCCTTAGTTTGCAGATATTGCAGATATGAGTTCGTATAATAGTAAGAAACAACAAGAAGACAAATAAAGACAATGAATCTAAACACAAAGAAATGAAAGAGAAAAGAAACAACTTAGTAAAAATTGGTAAAGAAGTAGGTATATTCTTCATATTCCTAATAGTATCAGTAGCAGTAGCTACACTTATCTACACATTCTCAGAAGTGATTGAAGTTGGTGTAGGAGAGATATTAAAGAGAACGAAGTAATCACAATAAAAGCAATAATCCAAACAATGAAAAAGACAATAGAACCAATAGAAACTACTATAGCACCAGTGGCTATAGTAGAACCAGTAGCACCAGTAGCACCAGTAGAACAACCAATAGAAACAACTGCACAACCAGTTGATACTATGCCAGAAGAGTATAAGAAGGTGTTGGATAGGTTGAAGAAAGAGAATAAGGTTGTGTACATCATAGAAGTAGAGGACTTAGAAACAGATAAGACGTTGTATATGTTCTTGAAGAAACCAAACTTCACTATCCTTAGTGCCTATCTATCCATAGTTGAAAGAGATTCTTTCCTTGCAGATAAGGTATTGGTTGAGAAGTGTTGGTTAGGTGGAGATGAAGAGTTGACTAACTTTGATGATAGAGTTGAGCTATTCCTAAGCTACAGAAATAAACTTGGACAGATGTTGAAGTTGAGTAATTCAAAGATAAGAAACTGCAATGAATAAAGTAAGCTACATAATTGAAGTTGATGGTGGGCTAGTATTGAGATTTACTAAGCCTACCTTTAAGGTACTACAACAGTACTTATATCTATCATCAACAAATGAGTTGGAAGCAGATAGGTTGTTGTATGAAAGCTGTATTGATGGAGAAGAGTTTAGTAGTGTTGATTCAAACATTGAGCTATTTTTGTCAGTAAGGAATGACTTAGTAACGATGTTGATACCAGAGATAGATTCTATTTCAAAGGAGTTGTATAGTGAACTATCCGAAGATGAGGGTAAAGATGGATTGGAAAAGATAGGTGCATTGATAGCATTTCACTTCAACATAAATCCACACAGATTGGAGAGAGATGAGTTCATAAGGTTGTGGAAGCAATTAAAATGGATTCTTGCCAGACAAAAACAAAACTAATATTATGGATAGTAAAGGTATCGGAATAATTTATTGTGCATACAATAAAATAAGTGGGAAGAGATATATTGGTCAAACAATACAGATGTTGAATGATAGGATTACTGCACATTATGTTACAGCTAAGAGATGCACTGGTTATAAATTTATAAATGCACTAAGATTGTACAATAGAGATGATTGGGATTGGAGTATCATTGAAGAGTGTGATACAAATATTATTGATGAAAGAGAAATCTATTGGATAAAAGAGTTAGACACATTTGAGAATGGTTACAATAGTACAATAGGTGGTAATAGTCTTGGCTATGGAAAAAATTACCCAAAATCAAAAAAGAAAATATTTACAATGTATCATAAAGATAAAGGAGTTATAACGGAAATACAGAGTGAATTGGCATTAATTATTGGTTGTAAGCCTAGAGTTATATCAGCATTAATATTAGGTAGAAGAAACTCAGTTTTTGGTTGGTGTAATACAAAAGAAGAATCAGAAAACGCTAGAAACACTAAAGAGTTATATACAATAATTAATAGTAGTAACACTGAACATACTGGAACATTAAGTGAGTTGATTGCGATTGTTGGTAATAGAGGAATTAATGGTGTTACAACAGGAGTACGAAATAGTTTCAGGGGTTGGGTTCTAAAACAGCAGAAAGCATAGTGAAAGCACACTAAGTGCAAAAGATAACTACACTCAAAATGTGTGGTTATTTTTGTTTTGTAACGTATTATAGGGAAACAAACTACTGAGACATAGTAAAACTATCTACGCATAATGAGTAAATTTAAAACAATAGAGATTACTATTCAGGAATTGTGGTCGGCAACAAAGACCAGAGTTCAATGTAGTAAGAAGACCTATGTACGGTCTAAAGAGAAACAGAACACAAAGAAAGAAACAAAAAGACTTAAAGATGAGTATGGAGTCTAAAAATACAGTCTATCAAGTAGTTGTTTTACTGGATTGTTCAGTGGAAAAGTAATCAACATAAAGGATTTAAACTAAGACAAAACTAATGGAAACAAAGAACGAAATTGTAATAGATGAATCTAAAGTTGGATTATCTAACAATGAAATAAAAAGACTTGACGATAGGGTTACTACATTCTTAGATGAATATAAGAATAGTGCAGGTAATATTGTGTCCGCATTTTTTAATAGTGGTCTTACAATAGACCAATACAAAGAGATTGAAAACAATATCAGATTAAAGGCTGGTATGACTGAATTAAATAAACAATTCAATGTACCAATAATTAGTCTTGCGAAAGCTGCATTAAAGGTGAAGATTCTTTCTGGGGATACGAAAGCCATTATCTGGGTACTAGAGAATAGTCCAAAGGAGGATGTAGAGTATGTATTTGATATTGGGTTGTAGTGAAACAATTCTGGAGTATCTATACTTTATATTCCGTAAAAAACAACTAGCTATTGAAATAAAACTATGGGACAAACAATAAACTTATCAAAGATTGAACTTACTCCAAAGCAAATTGAGGTAGCAAAGAGTGTGTTGTATGGATTTCAGAAATATACGGTAGTAAATAGTTCAAGACAGGCAGGAAAGTCAGAGTTGGCTATACAACTGATGATATTCTATGCGATGAAGAACCCAAAGAAAAGAATTGCCTATATTAGTCCAAATCACAACCTTAATAGGAAAGTATTCAAGAAGGTTACTGATATAATAGATACTACAAATGTTTGTATTGAAGCCAATAAGACTAGTATGGAGATTGTGTTGAAGAATAAGACAGTAATCATATTCAGAAGTGCAGCCTTATATGACAACATTAGAGGAGAAACATTAGACTTCGTAATCTGTGATGAGTTCGCCTATACAAAAGAGGCAGTGTTCAATAGCATTATTAGACCCACAACGGCAGCTAGGAAGGGTTCAAAAGTATTGCTATTGAGTACACCAAGAGGAAAGAATCTGTTCTATCAACTTGCATTAAAGGGTAAGGACCCGAATGATACTAACTATGCCTATCATCTGATGATGTACTCAGACAATCCTTACTATGATTTGACCGAGATAGAAGATGCTAGAAAGAGTATGCCAGAAGCAATATTTAAGGCTGAATACTTAGCTGAATTTACTGATGGTGGTACTGTATTCAAGAACATAAGCAATTGCCAGACAGTAGATAGATGGAGCTATGTAGAAGGAGAGTTGTATAGTGCAGGATTGGACTTTGGTAGAAGTGATGCAACAGTATTGACAATAATTGACAGCAAAGGTAATGTTGCCTTTAAATTGTCATTAAAGAGTGATAGTTGGGCGAGCATAATAGGTAAGGTTGCAGATACTTTGAACAAATATAATCCTTATACATTAGTTGAAGCAAATGAGGGTACAATAAATAGTCCTCTGTTTGAGCAATTGAGTTATCTATACTCAGACATTCATACATTCCAAACAAATAATAGCTCAAAGAATGATTTGATTGAAACATTACAGATAGCATTTGAGAAGTGTGAGATAGGATTGCCAACAAATGACTTAGATGAAGCAATGATATTTGAACTAGGTATATTCGGAATGAAGTATTCAAAGGCTACTAGGAAGGTGTTGTATTCAGCACCAGAAGGCCATAATGACGATAATGTGATTTCATTAGGCTTGGCATACAAAGCGTATAAAACTAATGTAACAGAGAGGGTATTTGAAACCTACCTAGATGAGAAGAATGATAGATTTTAGTAAAAACACAGCCAGAAAACATAATTAATACTACAATACAAAAAGAGATGAGTGAATCAATAACATTTAGGGTTTCCATATTAGACCAGATGAGTAGTGAGATGAAAAGAATCAGAAGTCTTACTGAATCATCTTTCAAGAATATGACTGATACCCAAAAGAAATATAGTTCAGCAATATCTGATACTCAGGAGAAGATAATTGGACTGAATAAAGAGAGCCTTACTGCAACAAAGGAAAGACAAAAGGAGATTAGTAAGGAGATTAGCCTTATGAATAAGCTAAAGACCACCTATTCCAATGCACTAAAAGTAGAGAACCTTAATCAGCCTAAAGGAATAACCTCAATAGGAGAAGGTGGGGGTAAGTTCAGTGGATTGGATGCAATGAAATTGGGTGGATTTTCAGATATTGGTGGTGGTATAGTAAATATGGCTATGGATGCGGGACAGGCTATATTTGAATTTGGAAAGGAGTCATTAGAAGCAGCAGCAAAGTATGAAAGGTTTCAGGCTGTATTGAAGAGTGCACTAGGTAGTAGCACTGGTGCAATTGAAAGTATGCAGATGATACAGGATATTGCCTCACAAACACCATTTTCTGTTGAACAATTGACCAATTCCTACATAAAGTTGGTGAATAGGGGATTTCAACCTACTGAAAGTGAGATAGTAAAGTTGGGTGATTTGGCTGCATCACAGGGTAAGGATTTTGACCAGCTATCTGAAGCTCTATTAGATGCCGAAACATTTGAGTTTGAGAGAATGAAAGAGTTTGGTATCAAATTCAAGACAGAAGGTGATAAGTTGAAGGTTACATTCAAGGGTCAAACAGAAACAATAGATAAGTCTTCTGCATCAGTGAGAGATTACATATTGTCTTTGGGTGATATGAGTGGAGTACAGGGGTTAATGGCTACTGTATCAGAAACTACATCAGGAAAAATATCAAATCTTGGTGATAATATTGATATACTGAAGAACAATATAGGGCAGGAATTATTGCCAGTACAGAATCAATTGTTGGATATTTTCAATAAGACAATTGGTACTATGAATGGTATTATGAGTGTGCCTCTATCACAGAAGATACGGGAGCAAAAGATTGAGTTCAATGCACTAGCAAATACACTTAGTAGAGTAAAAGATAATACTTCACTATATAACACAACTCTTGCTCAGATAACTGCAAAGTTTCCAGAGTATTCTTCTATGCTTGATGAGGAGATAAAGAAGTACGGAAGTGTGGAGAAAGCAATAGCAGCAGTAAATGCCGAGTTAGATAAGAAGTATAAACTCCAAGTACAAAGTGAATATGTTTCATTTGTTGATAAAGAAGCAGCAACTCTAAATAAGATGATTGTTGACTTCCAGATGATTGGAGAACTGGCTAAGGTTGATAAGGATATGGCTGCAACAAAGTTTGCTAAGTTGAAGACAGACATTATGCTTCAGGGTGCAGCTAAGGGTGAGTTCGGAACATTAATCAAGGGAAGTTTAGGTACACCAGAAACAATAATGAACTACCTATTGAGTGAACAGGGAAGAGTATCTAAGTTACAGGGCAAAGGTTATCAGGCTGCAAAGGAGAATGTTACTGCCTATGAAGCAGAACAGGCAGCTATTTTAGCTGCAAAGAATAAAGGTGATGGAACTACACCAAAGAAGAGTGATTGGTTTACTCCTATTCAGAGTGAAGTTGGTGCTAAGTTACAATGGTTTGGTGCTAATAGTACATCTGTATTGAATGATAGGCAGAAACAGATACTTGCAGATAATGAGCAGAATATAGCTAAGATAATTGGTATCTTTGAGAAGAATAAGCAGTCAGATAAGTATAAGGATACCCAAGAGTATAAGTATCTTGATTTGGCACTGAAAGAATCTATGCAAAAGGTTGAAGCAATAAGAGGAGGCAAGGTTGGTGATATGGGTTCAACAGAGTTGAGTACCCAAAGAAACATAAAGAGTTTGACAGTGAACATTACTAAGATGGTAGGTATAGAGAACGCAAATACTACAACAGTACAGGAATCAGCAGATGTAGTAGCAAACTCAGTATTGAGATTACTCAGTAGAAGTGTTGCAGATTCAAACAATCAATTGAACAACTTTTAGACCAAACTAACTACAGCATAATAAAGTATATAAATAAACAACAACAATAACGGCAACAACAACAACAACAACATACGAAACAATGGCACTAAGAACAAAGTTTGATGAGTTACCCATAGAGCTGGGAAAACAATTGATGACAAAGATGGCATATAAATCAATAGGTGGCATAACAAATGCTGCAGAATTGATTAGGTATGCTAAGGATAATTATGTGGACTTAATAGAGAAGATGACTGACATAAGAGTAAGTCAGTTGGGTACACCAATACTAGACCACCTCACATTCTATACTGATGGATATAAGGATACAACTGGGTCTTTTGTGCGACTTAATGAGGGTATATTGAACTCAAAGAGAGCAGAAGTTGGTGAGGAGATGGATTACATTGGAAACAGGTTCAAACAGGAGATGGATATGTTGAAGAAGGTATTTAGTGGTACAGATGAGGGTGGCATTGCTGCCTACTCCGTATTGATAGATAATCTCTTCATAACAGTAAACAAAGCTCCACATATAGTTGAAACCTACGTAAAAGGAGATAAGGGTAGTTTCAAACAGTACATAAATGAGGGTGACTACACAATAAGTATTAAGGGTCAAATAGCTGGTAGTAATCAATTCCAGACTGATGTGGATAAGATTAGGAAGATAAAGACATTATTGTCATTAGGAACACTTAAAGTAAGTTCTATCTATCTGAATAATGTGTATGACATCTTAGATGTGTGTGTTACGGACTTCAGTTTTGACCAAGACACAAAGTTTGCTAACATAACAAACTTCACTATAAATATGAAGAGTGATAGTGTAAGCTATGACTTCATAACAGAAACAGATGAGCCTACTTCTATTACACCACAATAGATATAAGTAGCAATAAGGAACATAAGAACAAAGGGAACATAAGAACAATAAGAACAATAAGAACAATAATAATACAACAGAATGATAACACCAATATTTTCAGTACAACTTGAAGCCTACAATACGACAGTTTATTCTAGTAATGACCCATCTTCTTCTCTGAATGGAAAGACAGTAGAAGAAGGTAGTGGGAAGTATATTATCTTGAACAAGGTGTTGGAGTTCAGGGTGCAAGAATCAGTGAACACAATTACTACAACTGCATCAATATTGATTCCGGATATTTATACTTCTTTCAATGAAGGAAGACTGTTTATAAAAAGGAGTAGGAACGCAGATGTTTTCCTTATAAAGCCAGATAGTCAGTTTAAGGTAAGGATTTATGCCGGATTCAATTCATTGGAAAAGGTATTTGAGGGAGTAATAACTACTGTTGAAAGAAATGATGCTACTTCAATAAGAATAAACTGTGAGGATAATATGAACTTCTTGAAGAGGAATAAGCAATTGAAGTTTAGTTTCAATAGTCCTATACAGAAAGAGGCTCCATATCTAGATAGGTTCATTGGTGATAGAATGAATTTGTGGCATCTTATGAAGTATGTGTTTGGCTCAGATGAATTGATTAGAACCAGATTCTCTAAGGTGTATTGTCAAGACTTAGAAATAGGTAAGATAAAAGCAAATGACTATATGTTCCCTGCAACAATACTTCAACTAATAAAGGATAGATTTGGTTTGAGTGTGTACAGCATAAAGAATGAGCTGTTCATTGGATACAAAACAAATAGCCAGAGTGAGTGGGTTGATGTCTACAAGACCATTGATACTGGAGTTAAGACATTGTATAGAAGTCCTTCATCAAAAGTAATGAGTTTCTCATATCCGTATGATAAGAACTACAATAGAGTGATTGACCATAGCTTGGTATGGAACAATACAAACAAAGAAGAGTGTATATCTGCTGTAAGAAGTTTTCAAGACATTAATAATACAACAATAATCAGATACTATCCTGAAAGTAGAGCAACCTATCAAGAAGAGTACAATACTCATAAGGATAAGTATGACCTCACGCTCCAAACAAAGACTATTACTGAAGATGACTACATCAATCTGATAGAGAACTCAACTAATAAGATAGAGGTGAATATACCTAATCTAACTGAATCAGAGTGTGATAAGATTGCGAAGGATAACTATGATAAGTTCAAGAACAGTGGATATACTGGCAATTTCAAAACCTTTGGAGAACCCATTGTGAGATTGAATGATAAGGTACTATTTAGACTGAATAATTCAACAATAGACGGATTGAATGATGTTAGTGAGCTACTTTACTATATTGAATCCATTGAAAGATCATTCAGTATATCAGAAGGACTTATCCAAATATTTATTATTGGGAACAGGGTCTAATACAAACAGCACTTAAACAACATAAAATAGTTGAAATGAATGAGATAAGGAGATTAATTAGGGATAGTGTCCCAAAGATACTATCTCCTGCCGATAGTACAAAGACTGTTCAGAGGACAACGGTATTGGAGAGCAATGATGTTGAATGGCAAGTAAATGAAACAACTAAGAGGGTATTCAATGAGTATAAGTTGGTTGTTGAGAAGATAAACAACCTTATGAACTTTGTATATGGAAATCAGAGGATAAATGTGTGGGATATTGGTGTCTATAGTGCTGAAGATATATTGGATACAAAGAGATTGTTCACTATCAATGATGCTAATGTGAAGGTATTCAAGACTGGTGATATAAAACCAGAGCTATACAATAAGACGCTCTATACAAATATAAATACTTTTCAGGGCAATACCTATATCTATTCAGATAAGTTTGACAGGAACAGTGTGTCCACAGTTGTTATAGGTGGTTCATTCTTCACATTTACGAGTGTGTCTGGGAAATCAAAGACTTTGATAGAAGATTTCAATACAGCTATACGGAGCTTCCAATACAAAGACCAGTTAGAGAGCGTGCACCAGTACATAATAGATACTTTTGAAGTATTGAAGTTGGTTGGATACTTGCCTAAAAAACTATTCAATAAGACAGAGGGTTCTGAAGGATACACCTATACACAAAAGAGATACAAATACTATGAGGAATATGTAGCCTATTATAATGGATTACCCTCATACAACAATGATAGAATTGCTGTAACATCTCTATACAACATTTATAAGAGGAACACAGTTACTGGTGCGACTAAAGATGGTAATGTATATTGGGACTTGAAACTCCAGCCAGAGGTGAGTAATAATAATGTAAACATACCAAAGATTGGTAGTGATTGTTTCATTATGAAGACCAGTAATGAGAGTGGTTTCATTGTGAGATGTGATGAGTATGATACTACTCCGTTGAAAGTTGATAATTATCTCTCTTTTGATATAAAGAAGTATCTTTCAGAGTTCAAGGCTGATAGCTTTACACTGAATGTTGGTAATGATACTCCAGACAGAGATAAGAAGGATATTAATATCTACTTCAATAGATTGGAGTGTAATAAGATAGATGGAATAGTTATGACTACGCCCAATACTGAGATTAGACTTAAAGAGAAGGACTTATCCATAAAAGGAGATAGAGTTGGTATAGGAATAGTTGGAAGTAGTGAGTATAGTTCCACAGAGTTTGATGATGACTTTGAGGCTATTAATAAGGAGTTCAATACGGTAACAGCACTGATAGAAGAGTATGCACAACTATACAATGAGAAAGGTGCAGGAACAGTTGGCTTATCAAATCCAAACAACATAAAGGTTGAAACAAATAGTAATGGTGAGAAGAAGATGCAAGCTGTTGTAGTTGGTTTACTTAAAGATGTTGTTGACATAGGTTCATTCTCAAAGTATGAAGTAACTGATTTTGCCAGTGATAAGGTGAGCATCTTCAATAAGATGAATAGTGTGAGAACATATATTAGGGAAGGTAAAGAACCTATTTGGGATACACTAACAAATGAATTTGGTGCAGAGTTGGTTGGATTCTGTATGAGGAATATGATAGTTAGAGTGTACAACAATAAACAGTATAGGAGAACACTAAGCTCACTTAATAGGAATGAAGGTATAGATGTGTACTATAAGTTCCTATCAACAACAGATGCATATAAGAAATCAATATTAGATGGAGTAAGACCATATCTGTTGAAATCAAACAATAGAACACAGGATATTGATAGAAGAATAAATGATGAGATTCCAACTTTTGGTGCTAGAATCAGTGCCTATGTAAGCCCAGAAGATGCTTACCAGATTGTATTCAACTATCTTTTGTGTAGGTTGGCTATTGTTACGGCATATAAAGTGAACATAAATAAGAAGTATGAGGAAGCTAGGAGAGTAAAGGAAGTAGTACCCTTTGATGATTCATTCGGATTGATATTGAAAGAGATGCTAGATGCCTTTAGTGGTGCAGCTAATAGCTACACAACCAATACAGCAATACCTCCTACGCCTATTTATATTATGCAACCACCAGCTTCACTGAACGTATTAAAGACAAATATTGACCTAATTAAGAGTGATATAGATGCACTTTTATATTAGGAAAGTAGTATTGATGAGGATTGTAGTGCAAGAGCTGACACACAAAGAACCGATATTTTTTTGACGGAGATAAAGTGAATGGTATTAAGAACGAACTAAAAATCAGTTCAGAATTATGTTGAACCAGTCTAGTAAGTGACTGGAATCAGATGAGGAGCAACTTTCACTTTATTCCGTATTAAAAACAATGCTATTGAAGACAGAAATAAGCACCAGTAACACCAGTAACACCAGTAACACCAGTAAAGAAACAATAACACTGTAATAAGAAATGGAAGACATAAGAAAGTATCTAAAAGAATTGACTAAGACTGATGTTCATCTGTATAGTGATATTGCCACAGTTGAAACCGTATATGATAGGGAGACCCAAAGTGAGTTAGGAATGACCTATGATAAGAATAAACACACTCTTTGTGATGTTAGATTGGTCAAAGATGGTTCTATTGTATTTGGTGTAAAGATGACACCAATAGTATTGAAGGAAGATGATGTGATTAGAGATGAGAACACTGATGGAAATGTATGGTTTCCAACACCCAGTGTTGGTAGTTATGTTTTCATATCTTATTTAGATGCCGAAAATGCCTTCTTATCACTATTGACAAACACAAACTCTTTCAAAGTTGGTAGTAGTGAAGGTGCTTATATAGACTTTTATATAAAGGACAAGATTAGAACCATAGACTTAAAGAACGCAGATGAGTTCAGAGTAGAGTTCAAAGACAATAAGGTATTCAGTATAAAGAATGATGCTGTTACCAACCTTACTGACCTATTCATTTCATTGGATAAGATACACTTCTCAATATTGAGTGGTGCAAGTATCAGAATGGAGAACAAAGAAGTATTTGTAAGCGTAGAAGATGGTGGCAAGATAGACATAACTGATGGAACTATTCACATAAAGGATATATTGGTATCAATAAATGATGAGCTCCTAAACTATCTAAATTCAGTTAATGCGGGATTGGTTATTGCTGGTTATCCTGCTACAACTATACCAAATGCGGTAGTAAAACTAAACGAAATAAAAACCAGAATAAATAAACTTTTTAAGTAATGAAATATTTGACACTGAAAGACTTGAATAGTAGGCTTAAAGAGTCTATTGTTAGTCAGACAACAGAAGGAGATTTCTCCATACTAAATGACTGTGAGAATGTGGCACTATCAATGATAGAAGGTTCAATTGGAGGTAAATACAACACTGAAATTGAGTTCATTAAGATTGATGAAGGAAGAAGTCCACTCATAGTTAGTATTGCACTAGATATAGTTGTGTATGAATTGTATTCAAGAATAAGTAGAGAAGAGATGCAGGCTCTAAGAAAAGAGAGATATGATAATGCACTCAAACAACTATCTGAGATACATAAGGGAAACATATCCTTGAAACTATTGAAGAGAGATGAGGAAGACAGTGTTAGTTCAAACACCTATTTTGGTTCAAGAGCAAAGATAAACAACTATGACTACTAGTATCTTACACAACACAACACTACACAACACTACACAACACAACAACAACAATACGAAAATAAAACCATCAAAAAAACCAGCAAAAAAACCAACAAAATAAAGATATGGCAAAGAAACAAATAGTTGAGAAGACTGATACTTCTAAGGAGTTAGAGAGGGTTATATATAAGGTTGAGGAAGTGAATCTGTATAGGATTAGACAATCAATCGCAAGTTGGAGAAATGCAATAAATGAAGCTGAGGGAACTGAGAAGAACTATCAGTCACTCATAAGATTGTACAATGATATTACACTGGATACCCACATCTCGGCACTTATTGATAGTAGAGTAAGCAGATTACTTTGTAGTGATTTCACTATAGTAAATGCAAGTGGAAAGCAGGATACTGTTTATCAGGAAAAGTTTGATGATGAATGGTTCTCTAATGTTATGAGGTGGTATGTTGAGAGCAAGTTCTATGGATACTCACTGATACAGATAGATGATATAGTTAATGGAAACATCAGTGAAGTGAAGTTGATAAAGAGGGAGAATGTGAACCCCTACAAAAGAGAGATAGTTGGAGTATTCAATACTGAGGGAGTAAATTATACTAAGCCTGAGTACTATGATTGGTTGATAGAAATCAACACAAAGGACTTTGGATATTTGTGTAAATTAGCACCATTAGCTATCTATAAGAAAGGTGCATTAAGTTTCTGGAATGAGTTTGCGGAGATATTTGGAACACCTTTTAGAGTAGGGAAAACCTCAACTAATAGACCAGAAGACAGAAAAAAGATGGCTGATTTCTTGAAGAATATGGGAAGTTCTGGTTATGGAGTGATGGGCAAAGATGAAGAGATTCAGTTTATTGAGAACAGTAGAGGTGATGCCTTTGGTGTGTATGAGAACCTGATAAATAAGTTGAACTCTGAAATGTCTAAACTGGTATTGGGTGGAACAGAATCTATTGAGGGTGGTGGTAATGGAAGTGAAGCAAGGGCTACGGTTCATAACAACCAAACTGAATATAAGGAGTATATGGATAAGAAGGGTTTTGAATACTTTGTGAACAAATACCTTATTCCAAAACTATATAATCTCGGAGTAGTAAAGGACACTATTAAATTCAGTTTCAATAAGGAAACGTCTTTGGAAGAACTTACTATGAAGATAGATATTGATGCAAAAGTATCATCTTTGTTGGTTGAAGGACAGTTGGATAAGACCTACTTAGTTGATAGGTATGGCGTTGTAATAAACAATATGAACTAGAACCAAAAACATAACTTAAACCTTAAACCTTAAACCTAAAACATTAAACCTAAATAGTATGGATGCTTTTGATAGGATAGACAAAAAGATACGGATGATGATGATAGAGTTGCCAGATGTCGTTGCAAATGAAGCACTGGATTACTTTAAGGAATGTTTCGTAAAGAAGGAGTTTGATGGAACTAAGTGGGTGAAGTCAGATACTAATAGTGATACATTGGTTCAGAGTGGGAAGTTGAGAGATTCTCTCTATATAAAGGAAGCCACTGATGAAAATATTGAGATAGTAACAGAATCAGAGTATTCAAAGATACACAATGAAGGAGGAACTATCACAGTAACTAAAGCAATGAGCAAGTTCTTTTGGTCAAAGTTTTATGCTACAGGAAACGTAATATACAAAAGAATGGCGTTGGCTAAGGAAGTCACTATACCAAAAAGACAGTTCTTGGGTGAATCTCAGGAGCTAAATGAAAGAATAAAACAAACAATAACTGATTATGTTAGAACACATTTTTAATCTCATTTTGGATAGTGTAGGAAGTCTATTTAAAGTTGTAGATATATACAACCCAAATAGACAGAATGAACCATTTGATACACCAGCCTGTATGGTTGAGTTTAGACAGATACAGTTAGAGAACTATCTGGATAAGATGCAGGGTACTACTATGGATATTATACTTCATTTATACATAGATGAGTTGAATACATACACAGGAAAGAGTAAGGATTCAAACTTCCAGATGTTGAAGTTGGTAGACGATACTCATAAGTCATTAGAAGGAAAGAGGAAGACTGATGTTGTTGTACAGAATAGTCCGATAACTAGAACAGGATTCAATATTGGAACAAAGGAGGGTAATGTTAGACATATTACTTCAATCTATAGAACGTATGTATGGGATAGTTCATTAAGCGAAGAGTTTGGAGAACTAACAGAATACTTAGTATCAGAAGAAGTAACTATTGATAAGGTCTAAAGTGAACTAATAAACCTGAATAAACCTAAATAAACCTGAATAAACAATAAAACAAATAATAAACACAAAACAATTGAATATGATTAAGAAATCTAATTTCCACCCATTTATTCTTAGTGATGAATCACTTAATAGAAAGGGCTTGATTATAAGCACAGAAGGAATGAATATTGATGAGTTCAATGATAATCCTATTATGCTTTATGACCACGACACATCTAAGGTTATAGGTACTTGGGCATCTTGCGAAAAGATAGATGGAAAAGTAATGGCTTACGCAAACTTTGATATAGAAGATGACTTTGCTTTGGAAGTAAAGAGAAAAGTTGAGAAAGGGATATTGAAGAAATGTTCAGTAGGATTGAAGGGGACTAAGTATCACCTAAACGAAGATGGTGCATTGGTTATAGATGAATCAGTTCTCTATGAATGTTCCATAGTTCCAATTCCGGCAAACACCAATGCTACCAGATTGAATATTGATGGTGAAGTATTTAGTATAGGAGTTGATGATGATGTTGATGCAATGTTGTTGTCTTTGAATAAGCTGAAAGTTGAAGGAGATGTGGCACTAGATGCAACTGAGGTTGAATCAGTAGTTGAGCCTACAACTGTTGTAGAAGAGCCTATTGAAGAAAGCAAAGATGAACCAGTAGAGCCAGTAGAGCCTAAAGATGAAGAAGTTGAAACTCCTGCAACTGATGTTGAGAATGGGGTTGGGGCAGAAAATACCGCTTCTATAAGCACTTTTTCAGAGAATTTGCCCTGTGAACTTTATGATACAATGGAAACTACAATAAGTACAACTATAGATGAAGTAGAAACACTGAAACTGAGTGTAGAAACATTTAAGGCAGAGGTTGATACATTGAAACTGGAGCTAAATAAGGCTATTGAGGAGTTGAATGACTATAAAGCAAAAGACAAAGCTAAGGAGATAGAATTATACGTAGAAGATACGATAAGGAGTGGTAAGTATGCACCTTCAACTAAAGAAGGATTGATTAAGTTGGCAACAGCAGACTTTGAGTCCTTCAAGAGTGTGAGTGAAACATTACAGACTAAGGTTATTTCTAATAAGATTCCCAATATTGATAGTGTGATAGTTGATGAGAAGTTGGGTTGGAACATAAGAGATTGGGAGAAGAAAGATCCATCTGGATTGAAAGCAATGAAGGATAGTAGTCCTGAGAGGTATAATACTCTATATGATGCTTTCTACAACAAATAGTAGTGACAAATAATACAATACAATAAAGTATGCTTAGAATAGCCCAAATAAAAGACCTTCAGTCCATACTAGATTCTGTTCAATCAGGAGCTTTATGGACAGTTATACCTTCATTCAGTTTGAATGGAGCAAATGTTACTGTGTATGGTGCATTGGATTTGAAACTAAATGGTGTAGTTAGATTTGATGGAAGTAATGATAAGCTGTACTATGTTATTGGTATCCAATCAGTTCCTGGTGGTGAATTTGAATATACTTTAAATGAAGAACCAGTTGGTGATGAAGCATCAGCAGACTTCATTAATGATGTACTAGATATAGCATCATTAAAGCACTACACTAAAGGTGAGACGGATACGATACTATTAGATAAGGCAGACTTAGTAGGTGGAATAGTTCCAGCAGAACAACTTCCTTCTTATGTTGATGATGTAATAGAAGGATATTATTCAGACCCTACATTCTATGAAGATATGGCTCTTACAACACCAATAGTACCATCAGCAGGAAAGATATATGTAAACTTATCAGTTGACCCTGCAACAACTTATAGATGGTCTGGTAGTGTTTATGTTCAAATTAATGTATCTTATACTGAAACACAAATAAAAGATTTTGTTGGTAATATATTGACTGATAGTACTACAATAGATTTTACATATACAACACCAACATCTATCACCGCAGATGTAAAAGATGATAGCATCACTTTCGCTAAGATGCAAGAGATTCCTACAATGACATTCTTAGGCAACATTGCAGCTATAACAGCCAATCCAACAGCAGTTGAAAGTGTTCAAATGTTTGTAGGTGTACCTGCAAATAGTGGTGTATCAGGTGAACAAGGACAATTTAGTTTTGATGCAAACTATATCTATCTATATATAGGTACAGAATGGGCAAGAATACCAAGAACATTAGGAGGGTGGTAAGCTATGAGTAAGATACCTATGATATATAAGAATGGTCTAAGACTA